AACGATAGGTGACGTTGTCGGCGATGATCAGGTCCGGGTAATCACGCCCGCGAACCAGCAGCGTCCACAACGAGTCCATCTGGCTGAGGATGGTAGCGGCAGTAAGCGTCGTGCTGCCGTTGGTGACAGCCGACCATGCCTGGTTCTGCCAGAAGGTCCACTGCGAACGGTCAATGCCGCCCACCGTACCGGTTGTCGGCGAAGAAGCCACCAGAAGCTGGAGGCCGCCCACCGAGTTGCTCACCGTGCCGTCACCGTAGATACCCTGGCTGAGGCCGTTCATGAACGTATCTTCGGCGTTCATAATGCGGGACTCGAGCAGGTCGATGATGGCTTCCTCGCCGGAGTTTTGCAGTTCCTCCAACCCGCTGATGCTGACCGCAACTGCGGCCTGGCGGATCGGGTATTCAGCCGCCGTGAACACCTGCGACGGGGCAATATTCAGGGTTTGATAGCCCGAATACCACTGGAACGTCTGGTTGTCGGCGTAGTTGAGCTCTTGCACGATAGTACGGCCACCTGAGAAGGTTTTCAGGTTACCGCGCCGCGTAAGCCGCAGAAGTGCGGCGTTGTTGCGGCTCATGTTGTCGGCAAGTTCGCCAGTACGATTACGAAGCGTCGTAGTGACAACTTCCGACAGGTTCGGGAAAGCCATGACATGGCTCCTTTCTTCCCATAACCGGTTGAAGTTTGCAGCACCACTTCGCTGCGGGGTTCGCTTGGATTGTGGCCCAGGCTACTAACGTCAGCCTACGTGCAGAATGCTACGGCTGGCAGCGGCGTTTACGCTTGTGGGCGCCCCGTGATCGCCGCGACGGGTTTTACCCTTGGTAGGGTGAAATTACTCGCTCAGTTCCGCTATTGACTCGCGGAGGCTCTCAGCGACAGTCTTACCCTTCTTCCCCTTGACTGGCAAGGTGGGTGCACCGGGGGCATTACCGGTAAGCGAACCGGCCTGTGCCCTGCGCGCCTTGTTGGCTTGATCCTGCTGCGCTTTCTGCTCAGCCACTTGCTTTGCCTTTAGCTCAGCATCGGCCTTTTGGCGTTGATCGGCCAGGATTTTCTCACGGATCTCAGGCAGCGCCCACAGGGCCATGTCGTAGGCCCGGTCCAGGTCGGCCGCACCGTTGGGCAGCGGCGGCACTTCCTGAGAAGCAATCAGGCGGGCCATGGTACGCCGTACTTCTTCAAAGTAGGGCTTACCCTTGGACCAGCTGGCCAGGATTTCCTCAGTCTTGGCCTGGGATTGCTGCTGGAAGCTGCTGCTCAGCTGACCAAGCTGGTCGGTGAAACCCTGCTTCAGACCCTGCAGTTCCTGACGCATTTCATCGATGTACTTCTGCACCCCAAGCGGGATTTCACCCGCTGGCTGTGCTTCGGTCCCTGGTTGCTGCACAGGCTGTTTCCCAGCCGCCTGCTTTTCCTGCCAGAGCTGGATCAGTTCTTGCGGGATCAACCCTGGGATGGAACGCAGGTCATACTTGAAGGACTGCGCCAGGGCCGGGAAAGCTACCTGCGGGTTGGCGCTGAGGGATTCAAACCAGGCGAACAGTTGATTGACGGCCTGTCCCGGTGTATGGCCGTGGCGGCGGATGACTTCCATCCTGGGCTGCAGAACCTGGTCAATTTCACTGTACTTTTTCTTCAGGTCCTCAACGCCCTTGGCCATGTCCACTTCGCGTTTGCTGACGGCAGCCTGGATCACGGGCGGCAGGTTTTCCCACTCAGCCTTGGCTTCCTTGGTCCAGCCTTCAGGGGCAGCAACTGCCGGTTCAGCAGCTGCTTCCTCAGCGGGGGCGGCTTCTTCACCTTCAACCGGGGCAGTCTCAGCGCCCTGCACTTCTTCACGGCGGGCGGTGCTGACGTACTTGCCTTTGGTCTTGGGTGGCGGTTCCTGCGCCTTGCGGGCCGTATCAACGCTTTTCTCAAGCTGCTTGCGCAGTTCACCACGGCCACTGCCAGGTCCATCCGCTGCCCGCTCATTCATGGGCGGCGGCGCTGCAGGTTCCGGTGCACCAGTTTCTACGTTCTGTTCTTCAGCCACTGTACCAACTCCTCATTTGGGCGTGTTGTCAGGCCCGGTTAGTAACCACTACGAATCTTTCTCAACCAACCGAAAAAATCCAGAATAGATTTTTTGGCTGGCTTACCACTTTGCCTGATACTTCCATCCGGAAGTACCTCGACTGACGTATCATCTTCGCTGTGCAACAAAGCCTCAAGTTCTTCCACTGTTGTCCGTTTACGCATGGCCATTCCTCAGTTGGTAAATAGTTCTTTTGATGTCTTCGACCCGTTTCTCACGACTCAGCGGTACTGGTTTACGCGGGCGGGTGATGGCGGGGTCGTTGCCTACTTCTACGCAGCCCGCCGCTTTGGTTTCTGCCCTGAATGCCGCCTTTGAAGTGTGGTAGCGACCGGTGACCATATGTCGCGTCGGTTCCATTATATCGCTGATGACGTTCGGCGCGGCGCTACCACCCGCCAAAGGCGGGGCTAAGTGCTTTTCCACCAACTTCCCATTTCTGTACACGTACACTGACATTGGCCTTGCCCTTTTTCTTCTTGAAAAACAACTCAATCATTCCAGGCCGATGATCACGATGTGGCGGAGGTCTGCGGCGTTTTCGGCCGCGTCTTACCCTTTTCATCATGCTGACTTTCCAGGTACCTGGTGTGCTGGTGCTGCCGCAGATGGCGGCGGCGGGGGCATCATTGCCATTTGCATCTCATGGTGTGCCTTGAATTTCTCAACCTGCCCTTTCAGCTCCTGAATTTGCATTTCCATTTCTTTCATCTTCAGGTCCATCTGCTTACTGGCCATGTCAGCCTGGTTCTCTTGCTGAGTATTCTGGTTTTCCATCTGCTGATTTTCTAGTTCAGCCTTGGCGGCAATGCCTTCACCCTGGGTTTTCATTTGGATAGCTTGGATCTGGGCGTCAGCCTTCTTACCCTCAATCTGCATCTTGGCTTGAATTGGGTCAGGCTGTGATGCTGCTTTCTGGGCAGCCTCCTGAGCAAACGCCTCGGCCTTTTCGGCAAATTCCTCAATGGCCATTTCCAGGTCACGGCCAACACGATAGCCGCGCACGCCAAAAGTCAGAAGTTTGCCCAGCAAGGGAACCAGCGGCGGCAGCTGTGCACCCAGCGGCAGCGCCTGCACCAAGAAACCGGTGACGCTGGTCATGAACTCAGTGCGGTCCTGCTTTTCTTGGGCGGCGTCAGCGAAGATTGTACTGTCGACTTCAATGTCCACCCTGAAGCCGCGCAGCCGTTCATCACGTATCAGGTCCAGCGCCTTGGCAATGGCCTGTAGGGCGCAGAGCTTGCGCTGAAGCTCTGGGTCCATGGGTGGCAGCATGCCCGCACCAGGAGCCATTTGTGGCCCGCCTGGAGGCATCCCAGGCATACCCTGCCCTCCAGGCGGTGGGGCACCGGGCATTTGTGGCCGCAATGGTACGACATTTGAGCCGGGGGGTGGCCCAGGAATGACACCAGGGGGCGCAGCGGATGAGGGGGAGCGCGCGCCCCCTGGCGCTGACTGCCCCATGGATGTGGCAGGTGCCTGACTGGGAGGAGTCAGAGGCCCTTGGCCGGGGGCAGCAGGTGGTTGGTTCAGGGCCGACAAAGACGGCATATCGTCCTTGCACAACCCCTCTTCGTACAGCGCACCGCTGGCCTCAATCAGCGACTGCGGGGAAAAATGCTGGGCCATGATGTCGGCCATGATCCGCACAGTGTCACGGGCAAACCGGGCTACTTCGTTCTGCCGGTGGGTAAGCCGGGTGCCAGTATTGTTGGATTTCAGCCTGACCCCACCCAGGGTTTCCCTGGCATCGCTGGTGCCACGCAAAATGTCGTTGATCCCGGTCAACCGGTCCATTTCTTCAATTTGCTTTTGCTTGACCATCATCAGTTCGTTGATGACGTCCTTGATCACCTGCACCGGCATCAGCGACCAGTTGCCTTCCACGCCGCCCTTTTCGGCGAAAGCCGCCCAATCGTCCACCGGTATCAGTTCGTTCTCAATGCTTTCATTGAAAAGGCGCTGAATATCCTTGGCTGCCGCATTGTAGACACCACACATCTTGCAGGCTTTGGTGAGCATGGCGATGCGCTGGGTCAGTTCGTCAACCTGAATGGCCTGATCCTGGTACTGAATGAAATCAGGAACCGGGATCAGGGTGTTGTTGCTGGGGTTGGCGTACAGCGGGCGTGGCGTGGGGTAGAAGAACTCAAGCTGGAGCGGGTCCTCCTTGCGGTCACACAGGTGATCGTAGCCCATAGCTACCCAGTACAGGCATTTGTCGGTCTTGGACCAGATTTCGTACACTTGCCCTTTATCTTCGTCGGCCGACTGCAGCATGGTGTTCTGCACGCGGTCACCCCTGGTGTCCTTTTCCAGCGGGATGCCCTTGCCAACAACCGAACCGAACCGGCGCTTCATTTGGTCCCGCGACATGTACACGCGCTTGCCAATACCCGTAACTTCGGTCCAGTTCCTGGCGCGCACCGGGAAGGTGAAGAAGTCACACCATTCAACGAAGTCAACCGGAGTGCTCTCTCGAATAACCCTATCCCCGGTGGCTTCCAGCTTTTCCTCTTCCGGAGTCTGTTCCGCGGACTGGTCGTCATCAATTTCCTGCTTGACTTCTTCATGGTTGATCAGCCGGGGGCGAGTACGCCCGCCAGGGGTGGTGGTCTGTGTCTCTTGTTCGGTTGGCGGGGTGTGGCGGCCCGGCAGCTCCCCCTGCGTATCCCGCATGTCGGTCTGTGACTCGGGCGGCAGGGAAACGCCTTCCTCAATCTCAGGCTCATAGCGCACCCAAACCGTACCCCGGCCAGGGAGCAAGTAGTCGGTAACCGCTGCGTTGAGGGCGTCATGGAACCCGCAAATCTCAATTTCATTGCGTAGCGCCCGCTCCAGGATCTGCGCGGCAGTGCGGCCAGCCGGGTCAGGGTCCTTGAACCTTCTTTCGGCAATGGGAAGCGGGGTTTTGCCGTACAGTGCCGGTTTCAAGATTTCAATATTGGACCACAAGGCGTTGTAGCGGCGCTGGCCTTCCTCGTCAGTACGGTTGCGTTCGTCACGGTAGCGTTTGACAATGGTTTCGCCACGCTTGACCCAATGCTTGTGCTGGCTGTTGTCCTTGACGTAGTTGATCTGATCCAGCCAAAACTTGGCCAGGCGTCGGCTTTCATCGCCGCCATCAGGTCCAGCTAGTTCGTCAAGTTGGACAGCCATCAATGGATCCTAGAAACGTGGTATTTCCCACGGTGTTCGTTGGCTTCAAACAGGTCGTTCAAAGTCACGGTGCAGGTCAACGGATCAGTTGAAAGTACCTTTGGCTTCTCAGGCTCTTTAGGTGCTGCCCGGCCTGAAACCATCTTATCCAAGACCTGGCCAATCAAGCCAATGGCATCAACCTGGTCGTCGTGCTTACCCGCAGGAAACGTCATCAATTCACGCCTGAATTCCGGGTACCAGGGGGCGTGAATGGGCACATACAGGCCGTCCATAGCCATTCTGCCCCTGATGGACTGTGCCCGCACCGCCTTGTCACCACGGGTAGGAAACTGGGCACGGGCTATGTAAAGGTGCCGTTCCCTCAGGCGCTTGGTCAGGAACGGCCCGACACCCGACTTGACCTGCCCAGTTTCTTCCGCCCACCCCAGTGGCCGCCACTGCGCGACCATGTTGCACAGGGCCTCAACCCACTTGTCGGAAGTTGCTTGTTTGCGCCACAGGTCAAGAAGAAACACGCGGTTATTTGGGTCAATCCCCACCACCACATGCACAGTGTAGTCGCCGCCTTCGCTGGTTACGGCATAGTCACTGGCACCGTAGACGTGCATTTCGTCCCGTTTGGGGACGGTCACTGCACCTGGAGGGTCGGAAAGCCTTGAATATGGCCGTAGCCATTCGGCGTCAAAGTAGTCACCTGTATCGGGTGCGGGTCGCTGCTGAAATAGAGCGGACCAAGAACGCGCGTTTCGACGAAAAGGTGCAAAATGTTGTTCGGTAAACCACTCTGGCCATAGTATCTCACCGGGTTTCCGGCGTAGGGGGTCGTCGTCACGTTCAGCGACTGCGGGTAGGCAAACCACATACCAATCATTGCCATCTTGTCCTTTGATCATGCCGGATTCGCCATTGTAGTCAGCAGGCAAAATACGTCCAGCAGGGTCGTCCTCATGCCAGCGGGTGATGATCCCAACTTCCCAGGTAGTAGGCTTGCGGCGGGTTTGCAGGTCGTCCATATAGGCGTCCCAAACCTTATCCCGCTGCACCTTGCTGTCTGCAGCCTCACGGCCCTTGATCAGATCGTCCCAAATAATGCCGTCAACACGGTTGCCGGTGATACCGGTCAGGATACCAGCTGCCATCCATTCACTGCCGTTGGTGAGCGCCCATTCGTCAACGGCTGAAGAAGTTTCACTCAGTGTCGCGTCAAAGATTCGTCGGTATATTGGCTGAGTGACGATTGAACGTGCACGGCGTCCAAATTTCTTCGGGAGATCAGAGGCGTAACTCGCAATAATGACTGATCGCTTGGGGAAACGTCCCAGAAAATGGGTTGGAAATACCACACTGGAGTAAATGCTTTTGCCGCTTCCAGGTGGCATAAGGCCCATAAGACGTGTAATTTCCCCATCCTCAATCTTCTGGAGGCACTCAAGCCACAGCAAATGGTGAGCGCCAAACGCCTTTGTGTTCGGGACGAACTTCTGTTTTTCATCATCTTGGTCAATTGAGTGGGGTGCCGTCGGGATCTCGATCGAGCTTGCGTAAGTCAATAAGTGGTTCCTGGCGCGCAGGCGCTTTTGGCGCTCCTCGCGTAAGGCTCTCAATTCGGTCGAGAGCCTTGTCAATTCTGGTGTCAAGCTCTTTCTGTGAGATGTCGGTTGCTTTGCCATTGGCGTCCAGGTGTGCGTTGATGTTGGTCTGATTGGCCTTGCCGTAGGCGCGATCAAAGAGCAGCGCGGCAGCAGCAAGCGCAGCGGTTTCGTTGGGTGAAGTCTTTGCAATTTCGGCTACCCGCCGCATGGCCGCATCAGCGTTCTTGCGGGCAAGTTCCTGGATCTCCCGCGATTCTTTGGCCACGGTTTCCTGCAGCCTGAGCCGCTTGCGTTTGACTTTCGTATGGCTTGGTTTCATCACGACCTTTACCCCTTGACGTTTAAGGGACTGCAGATGCCAGAATTTGTACATGCCCCGCATGCGCTTCACGTGCGCCTCGGGCGACATTTGCCCAGGTGTTGGGGGGCCAGCAGGGGTTGGTATAGTAGTAACTGGTACTCTGCCGGGCAAAGATACCTTTAGTCTTGGACGTACAATCGGCACCATTTCTTTGGCTCTATGTAACCTTTGACTTTTTCGCAGCTGTGCGGGTC